TAGATAAATCTATCCTAGCGTGGGTCTGGTATCTGGAAAATCAGAGGTACTGGGCCAATCTCTTAGTGCCTGACGGTATGTAAGATATTTGTCACGATTGGGAAAGTCAGGTGTTTGAGCTATAGCGTCTGTTTCTGCAAGTTCTTTATCTCGCCACACTCTAGCCTCCATTTTTTTCTCACCTTCTTTCATTTCGTCACTTTTTTCTGGCTCTACATATAACTTGTAAGACCAGCCATTAGAAGAAGGATATGCTTGTTTTACAAATGTTTCATCAGCAACAATTGTATTATCATTTCCATCTTTATCTGTTATTACATAAGCAGTCATGTTATTTTACCCCATTGCTATTGGAAGAATTATTACACCACCATCACCACCAGCACCTGAATAGCCATACTGATTAGATGAAACCCCTAGAGCAGATCCGCCCCCACCACCTAATGCCCCTGTACCGCCATAAGCATGTCCTGCCGCATTAGTCATAGATCCACCCCCACAAAAAGGAGAACCTGATGCTGCATATCTATATGCATTTTCTTGAGCCAAAACAGACCAGTTAAACGATCCTGCTTGATGTTGAGGATTAAAAAAACCCATATATGTAGATGTAAACCCTGTACCTGCAACCCCAGTTGGAGTAGGAGAACTGTTTTCTATAAATGGAAAGGGAGCTAGTGTAGCTAGACCTTTTAATTGATGACTTCTGGTAACTGTACCAATACTAATTTGAGTTACAGTTGGCATAGTGCCTTGTGGATAGTTTAAAAGGGCACCTTGCTTGCTTATACCATTAATATATGTTGCATCATCTGCTGAATTCCCTGTTTTCCATAATCCTACAGAACCACCGCTTGAAGTGAAATTGTTAGTGTCTGCAACTGCACCACCATTACCGCCAGCAAAATTAGCAATGTTTCCTCCAGAGGCTGTACCTCCATCATTATCTGATATAGCTCCTGTAGAAACTGCTCCACCATCTCCACCATTGGCTGTCATAGTGGTAATATCTGATCCTGAAAGAGAAGAATTTCCGCCATTATTGCCAGCATTACTACCACTACTATGACTAACAAACCCTCCTCCTGCCCCAACAGTAACTGTATAAGTTACTCCACTTGTAAGAGTCAAAAAGCTAATTGCACAACCACCTGCTGCACCTCCTTGAGCTTGAGGATAACTATTACTTGAAGCATTTCCTACGGCTCCTCCAGCCCCACCACCACCAATTACATAAACATATGCTTGATATGTACAAGAAGGTGTCCAACTTTCTGAAGAACCAAAAAAAATGTGTGGTAAAGCTCTTCCTGCTGTGTTATTTCCAATTACAGCCATTTTAAAATCTCCTTAGATTTCTAAAAATCCTATAGTCCCATCAACATATACAAGCTGAGCCGCATTGCCGCTAAAAATTGTAGCATCTGCCGCTACAGAATTTATATTTTGTGAGTTACGACCTAGTGTTACTGTACCACCACCTGTAGCCTTAATAATCACTGTGTTTCCTGCGCTAGCAGAGGCTGGCAAAGTAATTGTAACGGCACTAGAACTGTTAACAATTATCTGATCACCTACTAAAGCCGTGTATGCGCTGGTTTTAACAAGCCATGAATTATAAGCCCCACCAACAGTTGCAAAAGATAACACTCCAGAACCATCAGTGGTTAATACCTGACCGTCATCACCATCAGATGAAGGTAAGGTCAATGTAATGTCTGCTGTAGAAGCAGGACCAATCAATGTAACTTTGTTTGTGCCGTTGTCACTGTCTTCAAAAAACTCAATAAACCCTGCGCTTGAAGCACCGTTTTTCAGTTGTAATCCTGCGTTAACCACAGGTGTCGTAATTGTTGGTGTGGTAAGGGTTTTGTTAGTCAAAGTATCCGTAGAGACTAAGGACACAAGTGTTGAACTTGCTCCTGCTGGTAATAACAATTCATTGGTGACAGCGGCTGAATGAGGTTGTGATTTTACTATTTGACCATGACTATTACTTTCACAGTTAAACTGTATTGCACCTGCATTAGTGTTACCTTTTACAGTTACATGACCTGTACCATTAGGTGCTAGTTCTAAGTCTGCATTAGATGTCGTGACGATGTCTTGACCATTCATATCAAGATCACCACCTAACTGCGGTGAAGTATCTTCTACAACATTTGATAAAGCACTAGATGTTGCCAAGCCTGATACAACTGCACTTCTCGCTACTTTTTTAAGACCACCGCCTGATGTATCAATTGCCAGGAACACATCATCATTAGCTATTGTGCTAATTTCTGATAAAGAACTAACTGCTACGGAATTAAAGTTTGTACCATCTGCTATGAGTAAGTTACCAGAGGTATTAGTACCCATTGTAATGTCATCACCTGTAACCGTAAGATCCCCTGTTACCGTGAGATTCCCTGCAAGACTTACATTTGTAGTGCCTGTTGGTATTTGTAATACTGCTGTATCAGCATCATTCTTAATTGTGACATCATTAGTCGAGCCTTGACCCGTTAAAATCAGGCCTTCTGCTGCGGTAAAACCAATTGCTGCATCATCCCCTGCCGCAGTATCCCCTGCCACTAATAACGTACCAGCAATATTTACATCACCTGCGAAATGACCATCCTTAAACTTTAGTGATGAAGTTCCTAAGTCAATATCATTAGTCGTTACTGGTGCAACAAGACCATTTGAAAACGTAATTTGCGATGTGCCATCAGCAGTAAATGCTAAAGTATCTGCTGCACTAAAGAATAAACCACAGTTTGTATCGCCTGTATTTGTAATAGATGGAGAACTAGCAGACCCATCAGGAAACGACACAGGATTAGTAAATGCTGCACCACTTGTATCAAGTTTAGTTGCAATAGCCGTAGCTATATTGTCAAACTCTGTATTAATCTCTGTTCCTCTAACAATCTTATTAGAGTCACCAGAACTTAGGCTATCTTTTGCAGCAAAATTAACTGTCTTTGAATAATCACTCATAATATGCGTCCCAATAATACTAGGATATCAATTCTCTGTATTGAAAATGAAGCCCCTGATATGTTTGACTCAAGCCCAACTGTTACCACTTCACCACCTCCAGATGCATTTATCTTAGGTGTGTTGACCAATAAACTAGCAGTATACTCTGCTGTACCACCATATTCACTGACTCCATACTCAGCAGCAGCCGATGAACCTATCGTAAAATCTTGGGTTTGATAAGCCTCGCTATAATCATAACCCCACTTAAACACTACGCCTGTAGATGCACCACCAATTATTGTAAGGTTAAAGTTCTTTAAAAACTTTAAATTAGCTGGCTGACCAAAAGCAAGCGGATTACTAAAGTATTGTAAAGTAAACGCTGCATTATCATCTTTAAACGTAGAATACTTGGCAATACCACCCAATCGACCAAACAATAAATCACCATTACGTTTTCTTGCATAACATAATGGATTAATACTAGACCATGTAGTCACCCGAAATGCATTGTTAGGCAGTATCTTACTTGTATCAAATACATATACTTTCTCTGTAGAGGGAAAGGTTAACAAGTAAAATGAGTTTTCAGGACTGTAAACCCCTTTAATATTTCTAGTCTCACTTGCTATGTCACCTAGTAAATCATCCCTTACATTCTGACTTAGATCACCAATCTCTACAGACTCTTCCTGTATTGTCCTACCCAATGATCTAACACCTGAATCAGATAAAAACAAAAGATCACTACCAATTGACACTACAGAGTCCCTAGCAATACAACCAATACCAATAATAGTATCCTCAAGCGTCATGGTTGCAGGATTAGTAGGGCCAGCGTAAATAAGTATCGTATTTGTACAGAATATAATTAAACGTCCATTATGAGCCGCTAAAGCCACTACATCATCTGCACCTCCAGGCAATACAGTTGTTAGGTCCAATGTTCCTGAACTACCACCTGTCCACTGATAACCTGTCTGCAAATGACTAAAAAATATTGTATGTTTGTTACCTACAACATCTGCTG